GCAATTTGATTCAGGTCTAGCTCTTGAAGGAAAGTCCTGTCCTCACGGTGCCACCCAATATATGTAATTAGGATACCTCGTTCTAGCAAATAGTTAGCGCCTAGTTCCATTTCTCGCTTAAAGCGAGGAATGTATCCAGAGGAAACCATCCACTTTAAGAAACTTGAAATTAACTTAGCTCTTCCGACGTCATCAAATGAAGTTGGGAAAGCTCTTACGTTTGCTCGATTTAAAGAAGCAACAAACAGGGAAACAAGTCTAGTGATCCGCTCATCAATTACGTGACTCTCCATATCGGACGCTCCCTCCCAGGGGAATGCGTCAGCTCCGTGCTTGCGGTGGTCACGGCTCTTGCCTGGCCAAGCGTTCCTGCGGTCATCGTAGCTAGATCGACATAGGTCAAAATATGACTGCAGTTCTGTTACTGTTTGATCATATGCGTTCCGAAGCGTTTCAACACTTGGAGTTTTACCGACATAAGTTAATGCCTTTGAGATATTTTCTGAATCCATAAATTATATATTACTGACTCTGAGGAGCTTTAATCCATTTATATTTTACGTTATCACCAGAATGATCAGCCTCAAAGTATATTACCTTCGATGTAAGTTTACCAGATAGTGCAAGCGGAATCATTACTGGAACCTTCTTTATTAACTCTCTAGCTTTGACAAAAACAAAACGAGGATTAGGGGCTTGTGAAATGACATTTCCCCTATGTATAGTAACCATAGGTATCAAGTCCTCGATTATGTCTTGACCCCTTTCCGAGATCCACAAATTCCTGCCCCGACCAGTAACCTGATCCTCTTCTAGTTTATTCACAATGATGTCGTGAGCTTTATCAAATGTTATTCCGTATTCCTCGGCTATATCTGTTAATCTTTTTTTTGGCATTAGTATCCTCCTTTGTTGTTTTTAGTGGTGAGCATTGATCCTTGGCTCATAAAGTCTGGTCCTTCTCCTCCGTTGGACATACGCAAGTAACGTATAACGTCGAAGAAATCCTTCAGGGATTCGTCGGCTTTTCCTCTTGAGTTGTAATTAATTAAACTGTCAATCAAGTTTCCGCAGTCACTGTGTATGTAGCAGAGAGGTCGATTGGCTTCGTCTATTTCCATATTGGGATTGTAACTGAACCAGTCGTCCAGGGCAGCTATGCCCTGTTCCTCCATAACCCCGCTTGATGGTATAAAACTTACCCCGTAGTCGTAGAACGAGGTAAATAGGTCATCATTGTTCTCATTTTCCCTAGCAAAGAAGCGGGAGTCACCGATCCTTTCGGTGACCTCTAGCCCTAGATCCTCCTCGATCTCCTTGAATAACTCACAGTATCCCTCGACATTTAGCCCGATCTTCTTAGCTGCTGGTCCGTATTTCCATTTGGGGTCACCAAACATTGCCCACTCTCCGTAGGTAGCCCTGTCAGGCCACTCACTTCGGATGTATACTTCCCCGATGTCGTTTACTCCTGCCCAGATCATTGTGTAGTTCCTTGCTCCAGCGGGGTCAACTACCTGGTAAACTGTGTATTTGCTAGTGTCGGATATGTCTGGGAACGTCATCCCATACTTGTTTGGCTCATCTGACAATACATTGACCTCTGTATTGAAGTAAGGTAGCAGAGAATTAGCTGACTTAACAGGTAGCCCGTATGCACGAACCTTTATCTCGTCCTCTGGTCTACCCTGTAGGTCTTTAGCTATACGATCATATCCGCCGAATGGGTTCTCGTCGGAGTGCAGGTATACTATTGCCGCATCCCTAGATGGGCTATACTGGGCAACGGGGACTTCCTGTCCCCTAAGTAGTTCTGCTGGTTTGGTTTGCAGAGTTTCAGCGTTCTTTAAGTAGTCAGCTATGAAGGGGGTATACCCATCAATCGGCGTAAAGCCGATTAGCATTTTGCTGTCACGAGTAGCTAGGCGAAATCGCAAAGTGTTGACTAGGGCTGCGTCGCCCAAGTATTCATCCAGCCAGGCACCGATGTTGTTACCCTCTGGGTTCTTGAACCCGAACTCGAAACCTTCCAGGATTGTCTGGTTGTTGCTGAACTGGGTATAGGTCTTAAAGTCCACACGGGTCTTGGTGTCAGGGAAGACAAAGCTACTCCCGGTGAACCCGTTCTGCATTGAGTAGTTGATGTATCCGTCTATGCTCTTGGTCTTCTTGCGGAACTCCTTGGGCATCATCTCCCATACGGCTGGCTGTTGAACCTTGATAGATGTGTCAGCATTCTGACTGAAGCACACAATGTGTCCGCCCTCGTTCTTACTGACCGCATCCATTACCATCTTGGCGCAACCAGTTGTCTTACCGCTTCTGTTTCCGCCGAGAGCTAGAACCTCATTGAACTCGTTCAGTCCCTCCTGCATACGAACCCATCCCTCTAGGTCAAAGCCGTAGCGGAGAGGGTCTTCGTTGGAAGCACGTATCCTACCCTCGTGCGCTTGGTGAAGTTTCTCCAGTAGCTGGGGATCGGACTCCCCTAGGAGGACGATTTCCTCGTCACTAGGTGAAGGCAGTATAGGGTGATCTGTGAATTCAAGGGACATTAGTCAACTAGTTCATACCCGTCTGCATCTGTGTCAGGCTCATCATCTTCCTCTATATCCCAGACTAACTCAATATCACCCAGCTCGGAGTTCAGATCCTCTAGGGACTCCTTCATTAACATCTTACCTATCCTGTAGTTGGTGTAGTCATAGAACAACTCACCCTCCTCGTCCATTACTATGAAGCAAAAGTTGTGGAAGTGTTCGCCCAGTATTCCCCGAATCTGGTCATAGATAACATCGGTATCGTCTGCGTCTGTCATTTGCTACCGCCTGTCTTGGACTTGGGTGGCTCTGGTTTCTTTGACCAGTCAATGTCGTCGTAGTTCTTACGCTGCTTGTCTTGATTGTGTCCCTTGCGGGGTGCGCATCCTTTACCCATCTGTGTCCTCCTCTACTAGTTCTGCCTCTTCGGCTTGTTTGAGATTGGCGATCCTGTCCCTCGCCGCCTGTATAGTTGCCTCGTAGTCCTCCTGTGTAATCACCTGGCGGTCTTCGGTTATAGCACTGGCCTCGCCCCGCGAGGTCATTGCCTCCCGAAATGAGTTAGCTTTGGCTATTGAAAGTTCCTTGAGATCCTTGAAGTTTACCTCGAAGTCCTCCTCAGTTTCCATACGGTCACGCACCTTCTCAATCAGATCCTCCTCCAGGGAGGATATGTTGAGGTAGTTCTTCGCCGAGATCTTGCCAGCAACCTCCCGCAATTTGCCGAGGTGGTCAGCGTAGTCCACTAATACATTCAGCACTGTCTGCCTAGAGAACTTGTATTTCCGAACTAGAGCCGTCTGGCTCGTTCCTTTACTGTAAAGATACAGTAGCTTGGCTACCTTCTGGGGGTCATACAGCGATAGGCTCTTGACCTGCCGTAACTGCTTTACGTCAACTACGGAGTCAATGGCATCAGATATTTCCGCCATTAGCTCCTCCTTGTCATCGGGTATGTCCTGCATAGGGACAATGTGTCACTGTGCTTCTTGATCTGTCAAGCATTAAATATGATATATCTTTTTATTTATACTTGACTATGTTGTCATACTGTATCCATATAGAAAAATAGTCAGGAGGTAAACCCGTAACAGGGCGAAAACGATCTCCGGGAATAGCCACCCGTATGACACTAAACTACACGGCACTGCGATAGGACATCTGCCTCTTGGGAACAAGGGTCAGCCACCCGCAGTATAGGTTCATACCCCTGAGATTGCGTGAAGGGTATGATAAAATAACGCCTGTGACTTACGGATTACTCTTCGATAATACCTAGTCTGACCCTCGGGTCTATGTTACAGATGCTTCGCTGTCAGGCGAAGCTGTATCTCGTTACAAGGAGTAAGTTGACTGAGACAAGATACGACTACCTCCCCAGCTTGGGGCTGGGGATAGAAGCCCCTTGAGTGCCATTTTTTTTTATGGCTGGGTTTATGTATATATAAAGCAAAAAGTTTTGGATTTCTAGACACCCCCACCCC